TTCTCCATTTTCTGAAAATTTTAAAGATTTTACCGGGGGTATTACCATTTTTCTTCGTTCAGTCTTGGTTTTTGTTTTGTGTAATATCCAGGAAGATACCTTCCATGCCTGGCATTGTGACAGATATTACATAAACTTAAAAGATTATCATCATCCAGTGCCATGTCAGGATAGTCTTTTAATTCTTTTATATGATGCACCTGCTCAGCACGTCTTATATCTCTATCGTTCGCATTTAGTATTATACCTTTTTCTTTTGCACACTTAAGACGTTCGATACAGTCCTGGCATTCATATCTATCTCTTTTCAATATACTGATTCGTTTCTCTTTCCAGTCTTTTGAATTGTAAAATTTCTTAGCGTCTTTATCTGTCATGATATCTCCATACAAAAAGTGCACCTGCTTTTTGCAGATGCACTTTTCTGTTCTGTGATATTTTGTGATATTTACATTTCTTGATATTTTACATTTTACCACAGATTTTTGTGCCAATGTGTGCCAACTTTATTCTATTTCAAAGTTTTTAATCGCTTTGTGATATATTCTATATGTATTTCGCACACTATATGTATGCTCTCTTGCTATTTCTTTGATTGTTTTGTTTAATATAAATCGTTGCGTTAGTATTAGTTGTTCTTCTTTGTCTTTTATTTCTTTGATTTTCTTTTCTATATCTTCAAGTATCTTTTTTGAGTTGTTAAGCTCTTTTATTAATTCTGATTCTTTGTATTCTATCTTTGCTATATAGTCGCTTAAATCACTCCTGCTGCTTTTTGACACACTTTCATTCATTGAGCTTTTTGCACTTCTCTTTAGCTCCTTAACTGCTGCCATGACACAATAGATTCTTTCACATTCGATTCTTGAATCCTGATACAAATTCAGGTATTCTATTTTTTTGATATCTTCCTCTGTCACTTTCTATACCTCCTAATTAAAAAAACAGTTGCCAGCATAATAGCCAACAACTGTTTTGTAGTTCATATTATCTATATACATTGAGTTTCTGCATCAAGGCTTCTTGCAATACTTTTGACACATTTATATGTGCTTTTTCTGCTTCTACATTTAACCAGTTAGGAATTGTAACATTTCTTCTTACTGTTCTGTTATCAACTTTTCTGCGATATTCATCAATATCAATATCTACAACTGATGTAAAATTACTGCCCTCGCCTGCAAAAGTCCCTTTTTCAATATCTATATCTGATATGGCAGACGGTTCAGGAACTGTTTCGTTATTATCCTGTCTTGATATAATATTTATGCCTATCGCATCTCTTGCCATTTCAATTGCATCTGCTATATCCTTTCCTTCTGAAAGAATAGATAAATCAGGAACTTCAATAAGAACTACATCTTGTGTTTGTGTAAAAATTACAGGATATGCTTTTCTCATATTGACTACCTCCATTTTTAATGTGTATATATTAACAAGGTTAGGGATTTTACAATCCCCACCTTCTAAGTATTGCCTTTGCAAGTCTTTCATCTACTTCGCTATGTCGTGGTATCTGTTCTGTATCTGTTCCTCTTTTGTATACATCATGATTACCACCATGCCTTTCGAATTTGAATCCTGCTTTTTCAAGTTTTTTGATTAAGTCTCTCTTTTTCATTCTGTTCCTCCTTACATTTATTATTATACACATTTTTTACACATTTGTCAATATTATTATACACATTTTTTACACATTATTTTATTGACTATATTTAATTTTTAATTACCTATTTAGCTGTTTTCTTAAAATCCTTACAAGGGTATTCCCTTGACCTTTCCATGCACTTGTTGTAATATCTGCATTCTTTACATGTCACCATTTTCACCTCAATTTATCCAATGGACAAGTGTTTTCGTTTCCTACTTTTTCACATATGCAATCTTCATCTGCTGTGTTCCTGTATTCGCAGTAATGACTACATATTTCCTCACACACTTCGTCAATTATTTGTGTTAATGTTTTCTTCATTCTCTAATCCTTTCTCATAAATCTGTTCATAAACTGCTGCCGGATTGCGACATCGCAATAGGTTCTTCATGCATTACATGTTTTTCTTTGTATGGCTCCGGTAGAGGCATCCAGGCAATTATATCTCTCCAATCCCTCCCACCGTCTAAATAGTATCCATCATCATCAACATAGCATGTGTCATACTCAACATATCCACCTTTTGTAGTGATAAGAATTTCCTGCTCATCATCAGGAAGAGCGCTATCGATATAATATACCCAATCTTCCGGATATCCTTCTCTCTTTCGTTCATCATCTTCAATGTAATGATACTTCACCGGGATCCATTCAGATTTATTCTGTTTTTTTATTATCGTCCGGAGATCATTGTTCTCTTTCTCCAACTCCACAATCCTTTTCTTCAGTTCAGCTATTTCTTTTGCCTGTTCACTGTATGCGTCATCTATCGCCTGTTTTTTCTCTTCCGTAAGTTCGTTTTCTTCATAGTCTTTTAATTTGCACATATATCCATACAGTTCTCTCGGGACTTTCTTTATATCATATCCTTTCAATCCCCATTCTCCGTTTTTCTTTTTCCATGTCAATCTACTCATCTTTTACCTCCAATTCAAAATTTTTAATTAATTCATATATCTCTTGCCATTCTGCTTTATGTTTGACTTCTTTGCCTTTTCCTGTAAGCCAGTCTGACTGCTGCCATTTGGCAAGGCTTTGCAGACACATTTTTATGTATGGACTTGATGGTATTATTTCTAGTTTCAGTTCTTGTGACTGATTCAAATGTCTTACCGCAAGCTGGATGGCTTTTACTTCTGCCTTGTTTTTGCTTTCATTTTGCCGCTGCTCTGTATAAGTTCTTTTATAAGGCTTGTTATTCTTTAATATCGCTTCAAGTGTAGCTATGATCAGATATTTGCTTACTTCTGCTTTTATTTTTACTGTCACTAAATCACCCACTCGTCTGTATCAAGATAATTCTTTCCAAATATGGCCATAAATTTTTTATGACCATATCTTTCCTCAAATCTCTTTTGTGCAAGTTTTTTTAATTCTAAATCAAGGGCCTTGTTGAAATGTACACCCTCTTTGCTGTCTCTATGATGTGGTTGACACAAGTGTACCGTCAAACCGTATTTGTCTGAATTTTTTCTGTTTGAAGTCCCGAAAAAAATATGATGCTTTTCAAGATTCTGCGTTCTGGAACATATGAAACACTGTTTTGCATTTTTTTCTTCAATGATGCTTTTAGACATAAATCTCCTTTCCGGTATCTTTCTGATACTGCATGATAATCTTTTTCATTTCTTTTACTGTCACTTTAAATTCTTCTGCTATTTTCTCGATATTCCAGCCTGCTCTTGCAAGGGCATTTACTTTTCCCATGTCAGTATGCTCATAAGCTCGTCCTTTTGATTTTTTCTTAAATTCAAGGTCTTTCTTATGCTGTTCTATTCTCTCTTCGCACTCTGACTCTGTTATGCTGTACGCTTCTGCTATTTCTTCAACTGTATAGCCTTTCTGCAGCAATTTAAACATCTGAGGACCTGCATTCTCTATGTCTGCATTATTCTTTTTCGCTAACTTTTTCATTTTTAAATTCCTTTCTTAGTATTTTCACTATCTCCGATGCTTTTACTGTTCCTATTCCTTTGATTTGTTTTATTCTATTTTCGATTCTTTTAAAATCCTCTTCTGATAAAGTATTTATGCGTTTTTCCGCTTCTGTTCTTCCTGTCTCATATCCGTCTACCCTGCCTATCTTATATCCTTTTTCGTATTCAACTTTTCTTACTCCGTTTATGTATTCATTCATCTGCATGTGATCCATTCTTTTTATGTCGTTATATTTGTTTTTGTTAATAAAGTTCTGTTCAACTGCTGCTTTTTTCCTCTTTGCCATTTCATTTCCTTTCCTGCCGGTCAATTGCCTGCAAAGTTAAGTAATTATCACGTTTTTTCACATTTTCAACCAAACGGTAAGCCTTCTTCGTCTACTCCGTCCGGAATATTCATGAATCCGTCACTGTCTGCATACGGTTCCGGTCTCGCAGCCGGAGGATTATTTGCGTTCTGTTCTGCTGCCGCTTTGCACTCGGCAAATTCTGCACTTTCAACTACAACATCTGTTGTGTAAACCTTCACGCCATCTCTGTTTGTATAGCTTCCTGTCTGAATTCTTCCTTCCACAACAAGTTTTGTGCCCTGGTGGCAATATCTCTCTGCAAATTCAGCTATCTTACCAAATGTTACACAAGTGATAAAATCCGCTGTCTGCTGGTCACCATCTCTTTTAAATCTTCTGTCGACTGCCAATGTAAACCTGGCAATTGCCAATGCCTGTTCACCTTGTGAATATCTGACTTCCGGGTCACGTGTCAAACGACCCATAAGAATAACTTTATTCATTTTACATTCTCACTTTCTTATTCTTTTCTCTTTACTCATTAATCATCTGCATTTTTTCTCCCATTCTTCACAGCAGAAGTCACACTCTATCCAGTCAGTGTAGTAATCACTGCTGTCATTCACGCAGACAAGTGTCCCGTCTACCTCGTCTATCTCCTCATACTGACCATATATACATGTCCCACAGCATTTTTTTTCACTCATCCTTTTTCTCCTTTATTGTTTAATAATATCTATTCCTGCTGCCAACGCAAATCCATATTCTCTATTGGATCCGCATGATTTCTCCCAGCCTTTCAACATATAAATAGCGTCTGACTTCCCTAGCAACAGCAAACCTAGTTCCATGATTTCCTCGTATGATATATTCAGCGGGAGACTTTCTGTTAATTTTGCCGGGTTGATTACCCGGTATCCGTTTTTTGACAACTCTTTTTCTGCCTTTTCGAATCTTGCCATATAATCTGTCGTGCCGCTTATAGGTCCTGATATGTATATTCTTGTTTTACTCATAGTCTACCTCTTCCTCCGTTTCATCTACATGTTGAGTTAATATCATACCTACTACCTCCGGATTTGCTATATTCTCAACTACAACTACCAGTTCCTTTACTGATAATCTATATGTGACATCTCCTCCAAAATATTTAAGATCTTCAAGGAGTACATATGATGATATTTCACTTCCTGAGCTATCTGTTGCTACCAGTTTTCTGGCAATCTTATGTTCTTCTGTATATCCAAGCCTGTTTGTTAATGCCGCCGGATATGATGTTGTAATCAGCGTTTCCGGAAGCGAATTTAAATCTTCGTGTATTTCTCCTGTATTCTCATCAATTGCAATCCTATCTTCATACCGAATTAATGCCTCTTCTTTTTTTATGTGTACTCCTGTATTTCCTCGTGAGATCACAATATATTCTCCTGCACTTATGATTGCTGTTTTTTCCGGATCTGTTATAAATGCTTTCATTGCCTTTTTTTGTATTTTTCTGCTCATGTTTTTATCCTTTCTTTTTCATTTCTTTCAAATATTCAATCATCTGGGTTTCTGATGCACGACTGTCTGTGAAGCTGTCTTCACTGTCTTTTTTCAGTATGTATCCCTGGGCATATTCCCATTTGTCTGCTCTTGCATTCTTATGAGTTTTCCAGTCGTATCTTTCCCTGTTTGTGTAATTTACTTTAATCACAAAGGCATCTCCGCTTTTGAAGTCATACTTGTAGTAGCGCTCTTTCGTCTTTTCGTTATCTATCCACAGTGGCCATCTCTGATAGTTACCAATCCACTCTCTACGCTGGTCATTGTTCTTCATATCCGGCAAAGGCTCCTGCTGCCTTTGTTCTTCCTGTTTTCTCTCTTCTGTCTTTTTATGTTTTATCCACCCCAAGGCTCTTGTATATCCTCCGATAAAGTCTACAGCAAAGTTGAATTGTTTCACATTATTCTGATTAACCTTTTTCAATTCCTCGCCGATACATCTCAATGTCTGTTCAAATCTGTCTTCTTTCGTCATCATCGTGTTATATCCTGCAAGATTAATCTGCAGCGTTAATATCTGTGGTTTTTTCTCTAATACTTCCGCTGTTACAGTTTCTTCTTCCGGGTGTTCTTTTTTATCCTCTTCAAAATCTCCGTCAGCTAAAGTATTTATGTGGCTTTCTGGTTTTTTTGTCCCCTCGCTTTCCTCTGTTTTGACTTCATCTGTGTCAAAATCCCCTCCAGCTAAAGTATTTATGCGACTTTCGGGGGTTTTAGGGTGGTCTTTTTGCGATGTCGCAATCTGTTTTTCTTTCTGCCATAAACTTTTAATGTTTTCATACAGCTCAGACAGGCTTATGGAAATGACATCTTTTTTCTTTTCCCTTGTAAGAGGATAAATCTCCATGATGTGCATCTCGTCATCTGAAGCGTAGTAAGTGTACGTTTTTCCATTCAGTAAAAAATTGAAAATTGGAGATGCTCCAACTATGTCATAGATAAAGTCTTTGAATTCTTCTTCGCACGAGAAAATTTCATTTACTACCTCTTCTCCGTTATCTTCTTCAATACCTTCCAGTATATTAAGTACAAGTGCTTCTTCTAATTCTGTTAACTGTTGTTGAGTGTATGTTTCTTTCTGTGATTTGCCGGATATATTCATGATTTCATCTGATACATCATAAGTATTTAGTTCTAGCAGACTTGGTACTTCTATCTCTATTTCATTTCTTTTGTAGCGACTGATAAGAAATACACGTCTTTTGTTGTCATATTCCGCTCTGTATTGCATATCCCCGCAGAAAAAATCAATGTGTCTGTCTTTCATAATTCTATGAATCATGTCAATGATTTCGTATCTTGCTTCTGGAACTTCTTCACCTTCTTGTGCGTGTGCATTGATCAAGACATGGGCAAGTCTTTCTGTGACGCGTTCATATGCATTACATCCATTTTTATCCGTCAGTTCTCCTATTTCGTATGATTCCGGTAGCTTTCCCAGTACCTTCATCACCTGCATCCTGTTCCATATGTTCTTTATTTTCCATTCCACCCATTTATCGTATGTACCGTGTATTCTGATAAATATCATTTTTGCAAAATTGATTTTAACTTCCAGATTTCCCATGATAAATGTATTCGCTTCATGCTGGCTGTCAAGGAGGAGATAATTTAGTTCCTCTGTGTATGTCGTAAATTTCTGTTCTTCTCCTGCATTAATAAACGCATGTTGTTCCACATCCATGTATTTTTTATAAAATTCACTTATAAACTCGCTGACCAAATTGAGTTCTTTGTCTTTTTCAGATTCTTCTATCTGTTCTGTATTTTCTCCTGCTGCCATCAAAAGTTCTTCTGGAAGTTTTTCATCAGATGCCAGTGTCTTATGTTCCTCTGCATCTGTGCCGGTTTCTTTCTCTTTCTGCTGCAGGAAGAACTCATATTCTTCTTTGATTCTTTCTACATTGACCTTGAATTTATCAGTACTACCAGAGAATACAAGATACTCTTCTATTTTTGTTACCATGTAACGATTAATCTCTAACGTATATCCTTGCAGTGATAAGGGCGATATAGAACTCTTGTGGCATTGTTTGAAAAGATTATTGACTATCCCGCTTCTCTGCCATCCATAGCCTTCTTTGTCATTTTCAAATATTCCTTTTTTCCAGTCCGACTTTTTTTGCGATGTCGCAATGGGATTTGGAATGAAATCTGCAATCTCTGTCTGTCCCGGAATCTGTTCGTCTGCTTCCGGCTCTTCTTCACGCATTTCTTTCTTAATCTCGCGAATCTTTGCGACTGTCGTTGTTTCCGTGATACCTGCTGCTTCTATTTCTTCATCTGACATTTTCCAAATTTCTTGCAAAGCTGAATATTTGTAGTCCATGTATTTGTCCTCTATTAATGGACTATATCCGCCAGCGCTAAACCGCTTATTAATATTAATCAGGCGATTTACTGTACTGTCATCTTTAATCCCTAATGTTTCTTTTGCATAAGAGTAAATATCTATATATCCTGCATTCTGATACATACAGTCATCTTGTACTACTCTTAAGATATATCCCTGTGCTATGAATGTCTGTTTCTTAACCTGTTCAAGTGCTATGAATGTTTCAGTCGCTTCTGATAGCGTTCCCGGTCTTGCCGTACATAGATAATGTCCTTCTTCATACTCATTACTATCTGTTTCAAATTCTGCCGTCTGTAGTTCAAATTGTTTCATTTTTTCTCCTTTCTTTTTCCATTTCGTCCATAATCACCATTACTGCACATGCTAAAATGCGTCTGTCGATTCTGTTAGATATATATTTTTCGAACTGCTCTTCGTTGTATTCAATGCTTAGTGTAGATAATTTGCAACCAAAGTTATGGTTGATTTCTGTCATGCAGTATTCCGTCATTCCAAAGCCTTCAAAATAGCAGGTGACTGCTACAAGGAAGTTTGTACCTCTTGCATTGACTTCTGCAAGGCAGCTGTCTTTTGTTATATTTTTCACTTTTATCTGTCCTGCCCATTTTTTTTCCATTTCACATTCAAACAAAAATCCTCTACCCATGTTCTATTCCTCCTCATTCTTTTTTTTTCGTTACTTTTACCATTGTGTAATATTGATACTGATAGCCAAACTCATTGATTCCAATCGCTATGCTGTTCTTATCTATGTAATAGCCTTTTAATGGCTGCGGTTCTTTTCTGAACGTATGAGCCATTACAATTTCAACTTTACAATCCGGTTCAACAAGGTTTCTGCTACAACTGTATCTCTGTTTCTGATATTTTCCACTTCTGAAAGTCTTGTCTGTTTCTTTTATCAGATAATCAGCAAGTTCACCCAGGCTTTCCTCTTCCCACAGTGGGGTGAAATTTGGATGACCATGTGACCAGTACCGGGATACCAGTTGTATCGTGTCCGGTATTCCATTTATGATCAGGTGATGGTGTACAGCTTTATTCTCATACTCCGTCACTATGATATATTTAAATTCATATCCAATCTTCTTATATGCACGTCTCATGTTTTGTAAAAAATTACTTAAATATTTTTTTGCAGTCTCTGCATCCGGTCTGTTGTTCTTCTTGTATGTCAATACCATGTGAAAATCTTTTGCCGCCTCAAAATTAGCTTTTATTTTTCGTCTTAATTTTTTAGCTGCGTTTTTCCGGTTTATCTCTATGACCTCTGCAGGTGTCGGTTTCTTTTTTGGTGAATGTCTAGTATGTTTACCATATCTTCCCGAAAATACTTTTTCCACTTCAATACTATCCTTAAATCTATACACTTTTTTAATATATGGCATTTTGTTCTCCCTCTTCATCACATATTACTGATTGAAATATTATGTGATTTATTCTAAAGATAATATGGATATCAAGCCTAAACGGGGTTCTCCAAAACCCCGATTTTCCTTGATTTTCTTTTGATAATGCCTTATAATAAAAGTGTCGTTTTTTTATATAAGTATTATCTTTTGAGTAGTGGTTTTCACTACTCATTTTATTTGTAATCCGGATATTCCTGATTAATTTTTTCTGAATATTCCGGATACAATTCTATTAACTTCTCTATTGCCTGCTCTTTGTTCGGAAAAGAATACAGTACAGCTCTTCTGATTCCGTCGTAGCCAATCGCTATTACCTGCCAAAATATTTCCTTGGTAAGTGGTTGTGGTGATGCGGATAAACTTAACAATCTACATTCACATGCTCTGCCTGTATCGTCATTAATTCTGACCATATAGATACCTCTCCAGCTCTGCTGCTCTTTTTAATATTTTTTGTGAATAATCAGTATCAATCTTCTTTTCCTGCATTTTATCCGCATAGGCTTGTCCGCCATTGAAGGCGTCAAGGACCCATTGCGTTTCCGGGTTGATGTCGAATAATTCCAATAAATAATCTACCCCTACTTGTACATTCTGTTTCGGGTTTGTTAAATCTGCTATTCCCAATTTTTTCATCCTGTCCCGGTGCCACCTCGTTTGTATCTGCATCAGTCCTTCCGCCTCTCCATCATCACCGATACATTTCGTATCATAGTTGCTTTCTATTTCTATTATTGCAATTACTAAGGCTGGCGATATGTTTCTTTCATTGCAATAAAAAATGATCCACTTTTGTACCTCAGAATCTAATGCTATATCTTGTATATATGTCTCCTGCTGCCTGTCTAATTCTGTTTGTTCGTGATATGTAACAGTGTCGCACTCTTGTGCTTGCGCAATTTTTGCTTTTGCACTTTCAGCGATTAATATATGCTCCGATTCTTCTTTAAGCTGCTTTTCATACTGCTCTGCATCTTCAAACTGATATGATGGCATTGCATAGATACCTATGCATCCGAGTATCAAAATTACAAATGTCAACAATACATAAATGTTATCTTTTCTGCTCATGTTTCTGCACCTCCTACCACCACTGCAAACGTCCACCGGTAAACCCATAATGGAACCATGTACCGGATTCATATTTGATACATAAATTATCATATTTGTCTTTCCATGCTTTTACAGGCTCGCCATGCGGCCAGTTTTCATATACCTTGCTGTGTGCCTGATAGGCTTTTGTTACTTCTTCCGCATATTTCAGCTTCGGGAATTGCTTTGTCATACTGCTCATTCCTTTCATTATTATTTTTGTTCATGCATGAAATACAGAGGGCAGGATTCGAACCTGCACAGGCTGTAGAAAAATGTAGAAAAAGATTTGTCGGAGGTACCTGTTCCGCTTTTCCTCTGTGTATACCGCCCGAAGGCGGCACTTATTTGCTATTATTAATAGTTTTAATCGTTTCTACCGGAACACCGGTATAATCACTTAACATTTTAGGGCTTATGTGATATGTATAACATTCACTGCCTTCATTTTTCCAAGCTCCACCGATAGGTAGAGCTTTATGTATCAATGCACCTTGTACGCTTAATACTGACATTCCTAATATTTCTGCTGCTGCTTTTACAGATACTCTTTCTTTCTCCATTTCTTTTATTCTCCTTTCCGAATATTCTTAGCCACCTGCCATACTGCTCATTCCTTTCAGAGTTTTTCTGATATGTGATATATATATCGACGACATTTTGACTGCTGTTCCTATAAGGAGTTTCCTCTGCTACATTGCGATTCTTACAAATTGTGGAGACATATTTAGAATCACTGCTGCTTCTGTTGTTAATATTTTTCCTGTGTTACCTCCACTCCTGTCATTCTCCCTTTTTTTATCTTGTTTAGTTATCTAAACTTGTATTGTAAAAAAATAATCTGGAATTTCAACGAGTTCAATACCAAGTATTTCACAACTTTTGTAGATTTCATTCTGTGTAAACTCCAACAAATTGTTCAGTCTCTGGCTTAATGAAACCCTATTTATTCCTAACTTTTCTGCAAAACTATCTTGTGTTCCGCATACTTCTTTTATTTTACCCCTCAGTTTTTGATAGTTCCATTTCATTCTATTTGCTATCTCCTTTCTGTTTAGTTTTCTAAACTATCTATAGTATAATACCCTTCTCTCCATATGTCAACATATTTATTTATATTTCTAAACTATTTTATCGCTTTTCTTTTTTATTTGTTGTGTTTTCTAAACATTTATGATATTATATATTCACGGAGGTGACTTTTATGAAAACAACAGCTGATAGAATTCGTGAGGGGATGTATCTTCGCGGATTAAAACAGACTGATTTGGTTGAAAAGACAGGAATTAGCAAAGGAGCTCTGAGCTCATATATATCTGGTCGTTATGTTCCAAAGCAAAATAATACTTATCTTATCGCCAAAGCATTAAACGTTAACGAGGCTTGGCTGATGGGTGCAGACGTTCCTATGGATCGTAAATCTGATTTAGCAGACAATAATACGCCAAATCAGTCGACTAAAAAAGGCGTCGTTATCCCGGTTCTTGGATTCGTAGCGGCTGGTATCCCGATTGAAGCGATTGAAGATGTGATTGATACAGAAGAAATCACACAGGAGATGGCCGCCACTGGAACTTTCTTTGGTCTGAAGATAAAAGGAAACAGTATGGAACCGCGTATTTGCAACGGTGATGTTGTGATTGTACGTCTACAAGAGGATGCTGAAAGTGGTGATGTTGTAATCGCTTGCGTGAACGGAGACGAAGCAACTTGTAAGCGATTGCGCAAGTATGATAACGGAATTGCTTTGATATCTTCCAACCCTTCCTACGATCCGATGTACTTTTCAAATAAAGAGATTGATCAAAAACCGGTCACGATATTAGGTAAGGTTGTAGAATTAAGAGGCAAGTTTTAAATGAAAAAGAAAATTTATGAGATACTATTTAACATCTTTGCCATTATTGCCGTTATTTTTGCTATCATTGATATCAGCAAAGGGCTGACTCAAGTACAATATTATGTTAATTTAATTATATATATCATATTTGTGATTGATTATTTTGCACGATTAATTCTTTCAGAATTCAAAACAGTTTTTATCAAACAGAATATTTTTGATTTGCTTGCTATTATCCCTTTTAACTCCTTATTCAGGGCATTCAGATTGTTTAGGTTGTTTCGGTTAGCAAAACTCTTGAAGATATCTAAGTTATTTAAACTCAGTAAATTTGTTGCGTATTGGGCAAGGGTAATTAATAAGTGTAAAAATTTCCTTAATACTAACGGTTTTAAGTATATGCTATTGTTATCACTCGCATCAATCTTTATCGGTGCTATCACAATAACCTTCTTTGAAAAAATGAAGTTTTCAGATGGACTTTGGTGGGCATTTGTAACAACCACAACAGTAGGATATGGAGATTTGTCTCCAAATACCACTGCAGGCCGAATAATAGCAGTTTTCTTAATGTTGATTGGTATTGGTCTTGTCAGTTCTTTAACAAGTATAATTACAGGCTATTTCTTTACATCAAAGAAAATATCATATAAAGACAGCATAATTGATGATATTAGATTAAAACTTGATAACTTACAGTCTTTATCAGACGAAGATATAGATGATATATGTAAAGTTTTAAAATCTTTAAAAAAATAAAACTACATTAATCTATTTATTGACAATATAATATGATTGTCAAACAAAATATATGCCTCCTGCTACAAACAGAAGGCATGCGCTGTAACTATTAACTGATGTCTCTGTTAATAATCACACATAAAATATATATCTGACAATTATGATTATAACATTTTTGAGACATCCTTGCAAGTTAATGGGTGTATTTTTTATACCTAAAATTCAGAAAGGATGGTATATATGGCTAGAGGCAGAAAGAAAACTCAAAAGTTCAAAAGAGCAAATGGAACCGGATGTATTAAAAAACTTTCAGGAAATCGAAGAAAGCCCTATGCAGCTTTAGTGACTACCGGTAAGGAATGGAACGAAGAGAAACTGATATATAAACAAATTCAAAAGGTAATCGGTACTTTCAAAACTGAGCAAGAGGCATACTTAGCTCTTGAACAGTATAAAATGTCTCCATATGACATAGATAAGGTAAAGATAACCTTTTCAGAAGTATATAATGAATGGTTCAAGCGACACAGTTTGGAAATAGGCTCTTCGAATATCAGAACAATCACGTCTGCCTATGACAAAATCAAGCCAATACACGAAAGACAATTTACCACCATAACTATTACAGATTTAAGAGATACAATAAATAATGCAGTTGATAAAAACGGAAAGCATGTGTCGGCTGTTATGCAGGGGAGAATAAAATCTATGTTTAATCTTATATACGACTATGCTGTCGAGAATGAGATTGTGCAGGTGAATCTTGCCAGACAATTCCATATTAAAAATTATGACAAAAAAGTGAAAAGAGAAAGAAAAGATAAGTTGCCTATATCTCCTGAGCATGAAACAATGCTGTGGAACAATGTTGACTATGGGTATATTCCAATGATACTTATAGGTATTTATACAGGATTTAGACCTCATGAGTTATGTGTGATTGAACGTGCAAATGTAAATCTCGATGGAAATTATATTATTGGTGGCGAAAAGACCGAGGCTGGCAAGGACAGATATGTCCCTATACATCCTAAGATTAAATCTCTTGTAGAATTTTATTACAACCAGTCTAACGGATTTGAATATCTCATTAATGCTTTTGACGGTCAGCGTGGTTCAAGCATGACTTACGATAAATACAGAGGAAGATTCAAAAATGCTTTTCGTCATTGTAATATTGACACAACTTTATACTCTCCTCACTGCACAAGACATACATTTATTACAAGAGCAAAAGAGGTTCGTATGGATGACGAAGCCATTAAACTTATCGTCGGTCATGAATTTCATGGAGATGTTACTGCCCAAGTATACGATCACGCCGACAAAAGACAGTATCTTCAGGAGCAGATAAGGAAAATAGAGTAGTCACTGACTACTCTATTTTTATATATTTTTGTTCCTTACACGTTCCTTACGTTTGTTCCTTACACGTTCCTTACGTGTTCCTTACCGCCACATTTTTTTATGCGTTTTCATGTACAAAACATACGATTTTTAGAACTTTCCAGCGTTAGCAGCTTCTTCAACAGAAACTGCAACTACTAATTTTATCATTAATAATGCTCTTTTGTTCCTTATTTGTTCCTTATTTATTTATGCCATTATAGATTTATATTAATATTTATCGTTTTCTACAGATTTATATATACCTCTCCAGGACCTTCATATTCATTATATGTTTTTTCCGCATCTGCATAATTATCAACTATTTTTATCACTTCGTAAGTCGGCTTTTCTATCACTTCTATTTCTAATTCAGAAAATTCAATAATATCTCCACCTTCGTCATATGTGTTCTCTTCTATATAGTATTCTTCAATAATAAATAGAGGTACGAAAGTACCTCTGGTGTAAATATTTACTCACGCTTTTATCAGCTCGCCTTCTTTGAGTAATTTTAACATTGTTGTGTTCTGCTCTGCTGTTCCCTTGTAGTTCGATATTCCATTTTTTGCAGCTATTTTGCACCTGTAGCAAAATGAACTGTCAACTTTAACTGACTGTAAAGCTGTGACAATACTTCCGGATGTTCCTGTATAACGAGGATAATATGATACATTTCCGGCAGACGAATTGTTTGTGCTACCTGTCATATTCACACTGTTTCCTATAATGCCTTTCACTATCGCCTGCGCTATTGTATCAGCGTTATATATCTTTACATCATCAGCATCATCTACAAAGCAGCACTCAATCAGCATTGCAGGTGCCTTTGTTTTCCTAAGCACATACAGACCTGGACTAATTTTTACACCTCTGTTTTTAAATCCTAATGCTGAAATTGCTTTACATACGTTTTCCGCATATGTCTTTGTTGCACCGGTTTCTGAAAAGATATGTACTTCTGTACCAGTTGTTTTTCCGTCGCCTTTCAAGTCGTTCACACATGCATTAAAGTGGATTGATATGTCCAAATCAACTACGTGTGCATTGCATTTGTTAACTATGTTTGTGAGATTTTCACTTTGATTTTTTCCGGTATCATCTGTACAATCATAAACAGTGTGTCCCGCTACTCTCAAAAAAGAGATGACTTTATCCTTTACTTTTCTATCTTCTGTTACTTCATCAATAAGTGCTGATGCACCCCGACACACTAATGAGTGACCTCCATGTACATTTATTTTCATAAAAAATCCTTCCTTTCTGCGACATCGCAATTATTTTTTTAATGTAATGTTATAACTGTTTTACTGTCTTCAATCCTTATTCATCAACTTCCGGAAGTCCGGCTGCTACAGATGTCAGTATCGATACCACTGCTGCCGTGGCAGATACCCCTAACACCGATACCCAGCTTACCTCTGTGATCATATTGCCAACCGTAATCAGTGACACCGCTGTTTGTGCAAATGTCTTAATTGCTCTGACACTTGCTGCTTTAAACCATTTTTTACTCATCCTAATCACTTCCTTTCTAAATCTGCTATTCTATTATTTGCTACTTTGATTTTTTCTTCTTGAACAGATGTTTGCTCTTCAAGTTTATATGTACGTTCTACGAGGTTGTTATGCTTATCTACTCTTTTCGAAAGCTCATCAATCTTGTATTCAATCAAGGCTTGGGTTTTGCTGCTTTGATATACGTTGTTAATCGTGCATACTATGATTGCTACTATTCCGGTTATAATTGCTTCTGTCATTGTTTTACCTCCTACGACGTCTTTGTATAACGTAGCGTCACATATGCGCTCATTGATGTTCTGTCTTTTTTTGTCACTATCTGTATGTTCGAAAGTCCTGCAGACACTGTGATTGTTTCCGAGTCATCGCCAGCCACCACCCACGGAAGATCTGCAGTCCATCCGCTGCTCCATATTACGTAGCTGTCTATGCCTATTATTGAGCTTATTTTAGATATACCATGCGCTATGTTTTTTGTTGAATTATTTGGCAGACTGTCTATATACACTGTTTTTTGATACAATAAATTACCATCAATCCAGTTGCCAATTATTTTTTCGTCTATTGAGTAACTATACGGATTCTCCATACTGCCTATAGTGTTATCTGAATTCTTTGTGTACTGTAGTGTTATATATTCCATACTTGTCCATTCGGTAGACCCATACCCATACACAACCAATTCTGTATCCGTATTTTTTCTTGCTGCACACATTACTACAGCCGCTTTATATGTGCCTTGCTCTCTTATTAAAGCAGCGCTACAGATTACTGATATATATTTTAATTCTTGAAAGTCTCGCATATCTACTACTGTAGCAGCATTATTAACATCAACATTAATTGGTGTACTAAATTTAATTGTTTTTTGATACAAAGGCTTGCCATCCAGCCACGTCCCTACAACTCTTTCCTCTGTCGAATACGAATTAATGTTTGTATCAAGATATGCACTACCTCCTATCCTTTCCCACTCTCCATTTATGTATACATACTCTTCATACTTGTCACTGTTGCTATTCGCATTCGTTTCAAGAAAGTATATTGAATTTGTTTCTACGCCTTCGGTCGGAAGTGTATCAACTATATGTGTATGGATATCTACGCCAGTCTCTTCAGGTTCTACTAAAAACCATACTGTCATTCTGGTTGTCGTAGATGCTGTTATCAGCCTTATTTCTCTGCTTCCTTTTGTTATTTTAATAACAGAATCTGGACATACTTTTCTGACATACGATTCCCCAGAACGTATCGTTACACTCAAATCAGATGCTTCTCTAGCGTTTATGATAGGCGTACCTACTGTTTCTGGTATCGTGTGAATTACAACACCAACGTCCGTATTTGTATCGCTGACAGGACTTGTTGTAAAGTAGTCGATGTAATAGACTACAATATTACCGCATTTGTATCCTACAGATACGTTACCAAAAATATCTGTAAAGCTGTCTACCTTTTTGAAATTCATATATCTTCTTAGACTGGCAACATTATTGGCCATTTCTTCTATTCCATTGATTTTTTCATCAAATGTTTTCATTACTCTTGCGTAGCTGTCAAGGATCTGTCTGTATACATCCTCTTCAGGAGCCTCCATCCCATCGAATTCTGCTGAATCTTCAATCGATATAGTCTTGATATTTGTTGTGATTTGCGAATCACTATTAATACCCACTATGCCCAGTGTTATATTTCCGGAATCAACCGAATCAGGAATTTTTGCAATATTATTGCAATCAAATACAGTGAATGCAGTAGTTTTCCATGTTGATTTTTTTAAAATTGCAATCTTTGCAAATCCATTCCACGTTTCATCAAATTCGGCTTCTATTTCATCTATATTCACACTATGCGCGGATATCATCGGAAGTTCTGTGACTGTGAGAAGATGTTCTGTTACATTTATTTTAATTTTTGCCAATTTTTATTCCTCCTTATTCATATACATGTGTGATGATGCCTTTATTTACTACAAAAGTCTCTCCTGAATATATCGTGCCTGTGAATGCCTCATTGCCCTCCACTTTCACCGCGCCTGAACCTCTGATTGATATAGTCCCTTTAATATTTATATTATCCGTATTGATATCATCTGTATTGATATCATCCGTATTGATATTATTCACCTCAATTCCATCTTTTGTAGTCCAGCTTCCACATATTTCATTTGTTCCATCGTTATTATACTTATGCAAAAAGATACCTCCTGCTTGTATTACCAAGTAAAATTTTTCGTTTGTATTTTCAAGTATTATTTGAAGAGGCATAAACGAAAGTTTCCATTCGTTGTAGTTCATTTTAATCACATCATCTGTATTTGCAGATGTTGCTATGTTTATTTTTCCTTTGTTTATTTCTACAGTTCCACTATTTAAATCTATTTTACATCCCTGTGAGTTAGCGATATAATTTTGACTGTACAACGCTCCTGCAATTATGTGATCTGCTATAAATCCTTCCCCCGTACCAAACGTCTTCCAAACCCAGTCACCTGCTGAGTTCTTGTATGATGCAATCTGAAAGCCTGTTGTTCCAAGTGCCATTGCTCCATATGTTGGGGAACTTTCATTTGTGTCCTCGAAAAGAATTGCTCTCTCAATTTGTTTTTTTGCAATTTCATAACTTGCTTTCAGCTTTGTCTGCATTAAATTAATCATGCCTGATATTGATTCGCCTTTTATGTTTCCTTCACTATCATAAGCATTTAACATGCTTTGTATCTGACTTGATAAATCTGTCAAGTAGTTTTGTACTGCACTCCCAAGTTCTATCTGGTTGTATCTTTTGTTAATACAGTCATAATCAATCCCGATGACCTTTGCTTTTATGTCAATATCTAATCCTGAGTGCCGGCAGTATACAGTATCGCCCAGATTAACCTTTTCAAGTATTTTGTAGTTTTTATACTCTTCTGTCTTAGACAGTTCTACCATTTCTATTTTATAATTTGCAAAAGGTAAATCGATACCATTTTCAAACTCTTCTTTACATTTCTGCCGGAGTGCTGTTCTTAGCTCAGCTATCGTATCATATGTTGTTTCGCCAGCCTCTGCTGCGTCATCTGTCAACTTTACATCGCTGTATTCGATTACCTTTGTTCTCACAACAGCATATTTACTGATGTTGGAACTGTCCACCCATGGCTTATCTCCTGACAGAGTATATCCATTGTATGCGACAGGAACAATCCTTGTGACGATATTGTCATAATTGATATTTTCACTGATTTGTGTAAGATTTTTCCCAAATACTACCGTTACACCTCTGTCCGTTCCTGCTGATTTATTGATATTGATTGTATAGTTATCATATGTTATCTCGCCTCCCCATCTGTTAAGAAAGCTGTTTTCTTCATCTGAAGCAATTGCTTCAATCAGATTTTTTCTGATGTAATATGCTGTATTTTTATCTGTTATGTCCGATACTGCTTTGTATTTTGTATTTTTTGTCATAATATTCAGTGCATCCTGACCTGTTTTGTCTGTAGGACGCACATCTGTAAGCATCACTTCATTTGCTGCATCTAAAAAAATTGGTCTTGCATATACTGTTTTCCCATTCATGTCTTTATCTACATTGTACACTCTGTATAGCTGTTTATCAGAATCCGGTGCTGGTACAGCTAAAACTGTTTCATTTACGATTGCGTTAAATTCTTTGCCTTCGTCAAATGGATATTGCATTGTTAATTCCCATGTTCCATTTAATTCACATTTCAAATTGCAGCTTTCCGGATGCAGTATATAATCACCGTTTGAATCATAATCTGTATTGTCTCTTTTATATAACTGTATCATAAATACCTCCAGTTCGGTGTGACATATAAATCAAATCCTTCTGTGATTGAAATCTTATTATTTTCCTCTTTTAAATACAATTCACTGATATCTCCTGTGACTGTCGTATTAACTAACTCTCTATCTGCTCTGTAAGCTATCTGTAATTCTGTATTTAAAATTACATTCTGTCCCACATTGATGTTCACGATTGTATCGTTTACTTGTAGTGTGCAGTAGCCTTCGCCTGTTATTCTGTAAATAGGTTTTGCAATATAGCCATCGTTGTACAATTCGTGTGGATTTTTTACTTCGTAAATCCCGAGTTTTGTATACGAGAACGGATCGCACGAAAACACTGCAGTTATATCACCTTTCCGGTATGTATTTTTCCAGTTATTCAATATTACGTCGTAAACTTTATAGAATACATTCTCGTCGTAACTAAATGACAAATTTCCAGTTCCTCGCAGCCATTTTTTTACTTTTCTGTAGACCTCATCTATTTTGTTTGAATACCTTATAAAATTAAGGTTTACAGTAATTTCAATAGGCTTATATCTGTTATTATCCACATGCAGTGTTCCGTCTCTTCCTGGTACTTCTATTGTTGATATGTCTCTTTCCGGAGGCGGAACACTTATTTTTTTCTCAACCGGGTAAACGTTGAAGTCTTTGCTGCTCTCATCATTAAATATCAATTCCCAGCTCATCCTGTTACCCCCTTAAATTTTTGAGCATTACTATTCTGTTTGTTCATTTTTTTTATAATCACATCTGTCATTTCTTCACTAAGAAGTTTATTTCCCAAATACAAGACAATTTCAACCGGCATCTGTCTGACTGCCTCTGCTATCATTGCCGGCAATGTTTCAATTAGCTGTGCATTGCTTTCAGCATTTGCATTTCTCATATATTCCATCAATAGTTTTATAGGTAATACTGCTTCGGCACCGGCCTCTCCACCGCCCATCAGGGTATCGCCATTTGCACCGAATATCGTCGGATGATTTAATATGCCACCTTTTGCATACCAGTCTACGCTTATCTTCGGAGTCTTCGGAGGAGTAATTGAAAAACTTCCTTTGATGTCAAAATGCGGTAATTTGATAGCATCTTTAACTGCCTGCCATGCTTCTTCGATATCTGTACCTATTTGTTTGAATTTATCAATCAAATTATCTATCTTTTCTTTTATCTTATCTATCCATCCATCGATAAAATCTCTGAATGCATCGCAGTTATCGTATAATAGTTTAAATCCTCCAACAAATGGATTTACAAGCACCAATAATAGGCCCTGCCAGTTGTCAGTAATCCAATTGATGCTATTATCTATTTTTTCCGGTATTTTTTCGGTAAATAGTTCAGCAATTTCCTTTCCTATCTTGTTCACGCCATCTCGAAACCATTCACAATTTTGATACAGATACATAATGGTTGCTATCAGTATTTCTATTACGATTATGACTGCAAGTACAGGGTTTGCTTCCAGTACTGCATTTACCGCAGCAATTCCTGCCTTCAACGTCGGTAGTATTGTAATGATTGTACTTATTGTTCCTATTATTTTTCCTATGACTAAAAGCAATGGACCTACCGTCGCGACTACTAACGCAACTTTTACTATTGCATCTTTCGTATCATCATCAAGCTTACTAAACCACTCATTGAATAGTTTTATGTCTTCTGTTAAATCTTCCAGCACTGGTGTAAGACTCTTCATAGCTGTATCAGCAAGCTCTGCTCCGGCAAGCTGCAGGTTATGTGTCGCTACTTCTGCATTATCAATCGGATCTTGCATTGCTTTAAACGACGCTTCCAATTGTCCTTCCGAGCTCTCAACTGTTTTTAAGAATTCGTCAATACTAAATTCACCTTTTTTTATTGCCTCCGCTAACGAAGGACCTGCTTTGTTTCCGAATGTCTCAATTGCTAAAGATGAGGCTATGGTGATATCTGGTGCATTTTTTATCTCATCAAGTACCTTTCGAAACTCGGTTTTTGCATCTTTTCCTGATTTCGAAAAATTAACTACTGCTTTTTGCATTCCTGCAAATGCAGTTTCCGCATTCATTCCTGATTTTTCCCACTGTGCGAATAGTGCTATGCTTTCATTCGTTTCAAATCCAAGTCCTCTCATTGATGCCCCATATTTTGTCAAATTTTCAGACAACTTTGTAACTGTGATTCCACTTGCCTGTGATGCAGCTGTAAGCGCATCAAGTACACTACCATACTCACTAGCTGATATATTAGCATTTCCCATATATCTTGATACATCTGCTATCGCAGTGCTAACATCTGCATTATTCACTTCTGCAAATTTCAAAAATTTTATAGTGCATTCTTCTAGTGTATCGCCTACATATCCAAACCTTGTATTTATATCTGCTATCGCACTTGAAGCAGATGCGGATTCAAATTTAAAATTCCCATATACATTATCAAAACTGTCTTGTAATTCCTGAAGTGCTTCACCAGTAGCGCCTGTGCCTGCAGCTATATTATCATATGCTTCATCAAGTTTTTTCCATGCTACTCCTGCTGCCGTACCAACTGCCAAGATTGGTGCTGTTACATTTTTTGTAAGACTCTTTCCTGCATTTTCAAATTTTTCGCCGGTTTCTTCAACTTTTTTCGCATAATCCTGAAACTTGGCAACACCTGACTCTAATTCTTTGTTAACCTCTTCAAGACCTTGTTGATAGTAATTCAAAGAACTTTGAGCGTTGTTTAACTGTTCCCGCGTCTTTGATATTGCTGCCTCGTCTCTGTTTTCCGCATCTTCCTGCTGCTTTAATATATCTGTCAGCTCTTTGACTTTCTGGCCATATGCCTCTGTCTGATTTGCTAAATACTCCTGTCTGGTGCGCAATTTATCAACTGCCGATGTACATTTATCCCATTCGGATTGTGCCAGTTTGAAGGCAGAACGGTTTTCATTAATGCTTTGATTGACCTCTTTCAATGTCTTTTGAAAGTTAACACTTCCGTCAGCTTTAAATACAATACCAACTTTTTTCATTTCATCAGCCATTTTAACGCACCACCTTTCTCTAAATCTTTATAGTATACTTCTAGCTGTTCATTGAAAAATATCGGACATGTGTTAAAAAATTCTTCTTCACTCATACCCATTTTTCTAGCCTGTGTCAGGTATTCCGCCCAGTTTATTTCGATTTCTGATTCCTCATATACTCCTTCGATTTCTCTTTTTTTTTGTACTTTTCCATCTTAAATTTAAATTCATTAAAAAGTTTTTTGATTTCTTCCGTATCTATCGGAACAAGAATAAGTGCTTCATCAAAAGTTACATTTTTTCCATTGCTGCGGAGGATTGCATAAATCACTCTTGCAGCTTGCTCTATCTTCTCCTCGTCTGTCAATTCTTTTTCCAATCCGACAAACTCGCTTACTTTCGCTTTTTGAAACCAGTACAGCGTTCCAAAATTGACATTGACTGCCAGTCTTGTCCCATCTGTAAGATTTATCAAATGATCTTTCATTTATATCACTCCTGTTCTTCTTGTATCACAGAAATTAAGTCCGCTTCTGTAAGAATAACTTTACTGAAATACCTATCTTCTGTCAGTCCTTCAGGCATTCCTATTTCGCTGGAGATTCTTGTTACTATATTCCCATTATCATCAAACGGATATGCTTTAATATTAATTGTGTCTGTCTGTTCGCTGTACTTTTCTTCTTTCGTGTTTGCCTGGTTTGTGTTTTCTGTTAACCTGCACTTTGGATACCATTCATAACGGTATTTATCACCTTTATACTTCACGACTTTTCCAAATGCAAAATAAGGCTTAATTCCGTTTCCGCCACTGTATACAAGTTTACTCTCAGTTATTGTCTCGCCTTTCATCATGGCAAGTATTTCGTCTGGAAATGCAATTGTTTCTACCTGTATGTCTTCTGTTTTGACTTCATCGTTCGAGTCATATATATCACCCGATGCGTAAACATCATTAGAATCACTATTTTCTGTCACAGTTACACTTTTAACTGTTTTTAACTTACTGACTTTTCCATCATACTCACCATTATATAAACTTATGAGTTCATTTTCTTTAGTAATGTTGTCCGCCCTATATATTTGAAGTGCAAAGCAAATGTACATTGCTCCTACTGTCTGCTTGACAGGCGGTTTTTTTTCGGTAATATTGTTAGCCATTTCAATTCACTCCTTTATCCAAATATTTTTTCAATTATCAATCTCTGATATCTTTCAGCATTTCTGATCCACAAAGGCTCCAGATGTGGCTGTTTTTTCATTTTTACGGTTCCTTTTTCAATCATTTTTCCGTAATATTTTCCCCAGCCTACCTCTATTTCTTTTTTACTTTTATTCACTTCATAAGCAAAACTATCCACAAGATGTGTGTATCCAGATTTATGTATCTCACTGATAGGCTTGGGCAGCTTTAAAAGGTCATTTACAAATTCTTTTGCACCTTCCTCAACTGCTGCCAGTGCTGTCTCTTCACCTGCCTGATTAATGTACTTTTCCATTAAATTACTGAATTCTTCCAGTTCGTTATCCGCATGTAAACTCATACTATCACTTCCAATGCACAGTATATGTGATATATGCCTTCCTCACGGTTATATTCTCTGTAAAACCGTGGATGCAGTCCCTCATTTCTTAATGCCAGTTTCAGTTTTGAAAAACACAGCGGATTAGGGCCATGCGAGAAAATACTGATCTGGTATGTATGCCGCTCCTCGTAATCGTCACCGGACGCCATCACATCTTCCTCAATGTATGGCCAGTAGACGATTCTTTCTGACTTTTTCTTGTTTTCGTCGCTTGATTCCCATTCATTGACTGCGACGTCGCAATTATGTAACAGTTCGCTTAATTCAGTCTTCGTCATCTTCAAGCACCTCATATTCTTTCTCTGGATTAATCAGTGTCAGCTCCGTTTCCGGAATTCCGTTTTTATCGAGTACGTGTGTGGCATTATAAACTTTGTGCTGTCTACCGTCTATCACACATATACAGTCACTGTCTATTCCTTTGTATTGTGGAATCTTGACTTTCATGGTAAGGCTGATGTCTGACTTATCAAATTCACATCTTGTTTTATCAAATATCGAAATCTCTCTGTACCAAATACGCATCTTAAGATTTTTTATATGTTTTTCCGGATAGTCTGTTGAATTGTCTGTCTTAATCTTGTATAAGTCAAAATATCCACTTGTATATTCCGGTACCGTCATTGTGACACCTCACTTTCCATCTGCCACGTTAGTATCATGCCGGCATAGTTTTTTTCAAATTCATCAATCCTGTGATGGTATGAGTAGTATGAATAGTTTTTAACAAGTGCTCTGTATACCAGATCCGACTGCACATTACATCCGGGGTTGAGCCTGTCAAGGTATGCCATTCCTTCATTGATGATCCTTAACAGGGATTCGTTTGAAAAATACGGAGGAATCTGATAGTCCTCCCGTATTTCGGTAATCAATTCCTCCATATGATTCCTCCTTACTATTCTTTAATCTGCTTAAATTGTGGGATATATTCTTCCAGTTTAGTAACGTCAAATACAACTGCCACATTGTCATCAGTGGCTCTTCCATTTGCATAACACTTAGCAATGATCACATCTGCATCATCAAGAGCTTTTGTCTGATCATATTCCTTCATGGTTACCCCTGATGTACCCATAGTGTAATAGCCTTCGATTGTAAAAGCTGCCTTTCCCAATGGACAATTTGCATCAACAATCTTTTCTATTGGCATAAATGATACATTCGCATAGCCGCCTGCCGGAATTTCTCCATACAGACATGGATCTACATATTCAGCTTCATCTGACGGATTACAAATCAAATAGAGTTTTGGAACCACTCTCTTTCCATTATTCGTGAGTGTCTTTCTCACACTTGCCAGGCCTTTTGGCGAGAACTTAGTGACTGTAGTCAGTACTGCCTTTGGTGTCTTTGTACCATCAGCATTGCTGACGTTTATCTGTCTAAATATGCCAATTGGTGCTGTCTTTCCGTCACCATCGATATATCCCTGAACAAGTCCATCCTGCATTGCTTCTGCCAGGATTGCCCTAAAGTATTTATCAACAAACTCTAAAGAAAGTTCTGATATAGCTTTCGGAATAATCAGATACGCCGTGAGTTTATTAATCTCAATATTCAGCGCTGAGAACGTAGCTGTCAGTTCTCCGGCTATTACAGCCGTAAGATTTCCCCATACTGCTGTTCCTGTCTTGGAAGCTACAATCCATTTTTTCACACTCGCTGGCGCAAATGTTACAAGTTTTAATATGTCGCTTGCTTTCTTTACATCATCAAGCGTTCTGTCGATAATCTCTGTCGGGATTATATCAATCTGATTTGCTGTTATTGCCTGCTTGATATCTTTAAAGTTATTGTAAAACTGTCTTTCCTTTTCACTTAAATGTCTTAATCCAAGTGTCCTTTTGTAATCCGCATCATGAGCAGCCTGTTCCGATTCTTCTAAAATCTGATTAATTAAATCTTCGTTTCTCGCTGACACAATCATGTCAATTGCTTCTACGATTGCCTCTTCTTTGTTTTCTTTCTGAAGTATTTCTTTTACTTTTGCTTGTGTAGTATCGTCAAGTCTCTTTGCATCGATTTTCATTTTCTTTTTTCTCCTTTACTGTTTTTTATTAAAAAATGCATCCCAGCCGGTAAGCTCCGGTTCCTTTGGCATTTTTGTTTTCATTTCTTCCAGCTTCGCAGAAAGCTCTTTATTGGCAATTACAAGATTATACATATAATTCACGCCTGCGCTCTGTTTCGGCTCTTCCTGCCCGATATCTGTAGCGAAACCATACTCTAATGCATCATCTGCCGTAATCCATGTCTCATTGTTCATCAGTTCTTTAATCTTGTCTTCACTGAGGTTCGATACTGCTTTGTACGCCTCAACGCTAGGCTGTGTGATCGTGTCTAAATCATCTGCTAATTTTCTAAAGTACGCAGCATTTCCTTCTCCATATGTCCATGCGTTGTGTATCATCAGTAAAGCAGTTTTCGGCTGTATTCTTCTGCTGCCTGCACAGAATATAACCGACGCTGCACTTGCCGCATATCCGTCACATATCGTAGTAACTTCTTTTCCACATGTTTTAAGCAGATTATATATAGCAAGTCCCTCTGATACAGAACCACCGTTCGAATTGATTCTGACTTCCAGTTTTGATGTATTGACAGAATTTAGTTTGTCCCTAAAGTCAACCGCTCCTGTTCTGTTATCATCTTGGATGTTATATATTTTTTCCCAAATACTGCCTTTTCTTATATCTCCATATATGTATAGCGTGGTCACATCGTTTTCTTTGTCTTCAACAAATTGTAAATACTTATCCTTCACCTTCTCACTTCCTTTCTTTTGCGCCGGCGCAATTTTTACTGTTTAACGGACAGCTCCGAGATATTTGGATCACCGCCTTTCAGGTGTAACAATGTTTAATTGTTTTCCTCACTTTGTTCACCTTCTTCCGCAAAGTTTTTTGTATATAATCGCTTTTCGCTAAATTCCGTGTGAAGCTCATCATATCCTACCATTCCACGTATCTCATCAAGCGTGAAACCAATTCCACGCAGTTTTTCAAGATTTGCCGCACTGTCAATTACATCAACATGTTTAAATCTTGACAACCATACATGGATTCTTTCGCCTTTGATATAGTCTTCGGCACCTACAAGTTTCGCATTGAGACTGTCGTTGATTACTTCTGCCACCGGACTTACTGCATATGTGATAAATTCATTTGTAGCGTCAGATTTCTCTGTTATATTTCCAAAAAATACTGATTCAGGAATATCGAATGCTCTTGCACATTCACTGCTGATTTCTTTTGCAATCTTTGATATATCGTCCGATTTAGCAGTTCCCTTTACCTCAAAGTAGTCAAGTTCAATTCCTTCTGATTGGCTTATAATTGTTAAATCATTTGATACAAGTTTCTCTTTTAGTGTATTGATATACTCTTCTCTCGTTACAACTTTTGACGTTCCATCATTCTGCTGTTTCCTAAATGCTGTTTTTGCATCAATTTTCAGCTTGAATCTCGGATTATTCATAACTTTTTCAATAGCATTTACTGCAGATAGCGTATCGTCGTACAGTTTTGTTAATTTTTGATATAATTTTTGTGTTTTGATGCTGTGCCATTTAAGTACTATCATATCGTCGGCATCTATTCTCTTGTTCAGTTTTATATTAATTCCGTCTAAACTGATGTAGATGTCTGTGTATTTTCGAGGTTTGAGAATTGTGTCATTTTCCGAACATGAATTTACAATGAAGTATTTTCCCTGTATTGTACAAATATAGCATTTTCCCATCGTCAAAAGTCTCTTTACAACCCTGAACCAGAAGTCTGTACCCGTCTCATTATCGTTTGGTCTAATATTGAGTCTGTAGTAGTTTTCGTTATACAGTCTGTTCTTTCCGTCAGAAAGAATTATTTCGCTTTTCGATATCGCCTTTGCAATCATATCCTGTGCTTTAGATATTGCAGCGTTGTACAGATTTATTTTTTCAGAATTCGAATTAATTAATTCCATATAGGTTTCAACTTCGTTGTTATTTCTAAATAAAAAGTCAAACACTTTTCCCACCTCCTTAAATGTATACAATATTTTCTTCTAATTCATCGGAACAGTACATTGCAACAAGTAATGCCATGAATCCATCGTTTTTTCTTAACTTCGGCTCTATTTTTCCAAATGTTTTGTTTCCGAACTTATCAGTAGACACTGATGTATTATTCGTGTACCATCTCATTATCGATGACAATCCATAGTCAATTTTCCCTTCGCTGAATAACTTTTCTATCGTCGGCGCTATAATTCCTGTGACCGAACCGATTTTTCTTATCAGTCTTACCAGTCCTTCCGGATTTTTCTTATCCTCAATACTTATTCCTCTTTCTTCAAATTCTTTTTTAAATAATGTATACCGATACGTATCCATTGCAATTTTTTGAACATCATATTCTGTCATTTTTACTTCGCACCAGTCGACTATCATTGAAATTGGTATGACTGGTCCTTCTACAACCTCAAAGTCCATGAACTCCGGCAATCCTGCATTATCAATTGGGAATTTTATATTTTTTAGAAATGGTGATTCGGCACATATCCATGTATGCTGCCGCCATATGTAGTTGCCATTCGAATCAATCGTAAGAATGCCTGCTGATGCAAAGTCTCTGATGTCTGCATAGTCGATTCCGATTACTGCCAGCTGACCTTTTGTGTCTTCTGTTTCCCTCTGGATTTTTTTCTCAACATCGGAATAGCAGCATCTTAATATATTGTTCCATGATGTCACTGTCTGTTCTTCGTTTCTTTGCGGAAGATTCATTCTTTTTGTGACAAACTCAGGACGCTTATTCGGAAGAAGTAACATCTCTTTGTAATCCATCTCTATCTGGTAAGCAAGCACCGGCATATATTCCATCGAAGGATTAGGCTTATGCCAGCTTTCAGGATCATCTACTTCTTTTTCGCTGTCAATACAGCAGATAAATGGGAAGTATCCCAAAGGATTATCGCCACTTTCAAGGATGTTCCGACACGCTGACAGTGTATCGTCTAACGGGCCATCTCTTACATATCCCTGTGTTGTAATGATAAATTCCCTTCCATGCTCTACTTTTCCTCTTCCGGATTCAAATACATTGATTCTGTCGTAGTTTTCGTATGCGTGAAATTCGTTAAATATCAGACAGCCGGGAGCTTTTCCATCTTTTGTATCAGCATTCGAGGTATTGTATCTGAGTATGGAATTTGTCGTTATGTTTCTGATTTCTTTTTTTGTAACCTTGAATTTGCCTTTAAATTTTGGTCTCGTCATTACGTTGTAGGCAACTTCGTATGTGTCTTTTATCTGTAATTCGCTGTTCGCTACAAGCTCTATGTGGTAATTCATTATTCCGTAAAGCGGAGTCTGAAAAAAATTTGCCAAAGGAACTATGAAACCGTCTTTTCCATTCCCTCTTCCCATCATAATAAAAAATTTTGAGAATACTGGCATGTGCGTATCTTTCCAATACATGAATGCAAATGCATATATAAACTTTTGGTAGGGAAATAGCTGATAATAATTGTTTTCACAGTATTTTATACAGTTGTAATATGTCGTTTCGTCAAAGATGATGTCTTTCTTTTTAAGTAAAGGTTTGACAATGTTTTTGATTAAGAGCCTGCGTTCTTTATTTATCCATTTCGGATGAACTTTGACATATTCGAGATAGTAATCAATCTCTTTACAGGTAATCATCTACGACAGTATTGTCCTCGACAGGTTCTTTCAGGTGCAGATCTGAAAGTATCTTGAGCATTATGGTAGTAGTTTTTTGAAGATTAATCACAGACTCATTTGCCTTGTCGGTTTCAATTCCATTTCCATTTACGGTTTTGTATCGGATTCCATTTTCCTTGATATCTTTTATCAAGTCTTTCTTGAGCTTGTAGTAATACATATAGTCGTTTACTAAGTCCTCATAAAATTTTGATGTCTTATGTTGCAGTTTCAACTGCTGCATCAGCGAATCTCGTATATCTTTCTGTGTCAACCTTCTCACCACCTTTTTTGCTATCCAAATATGTCATTTTTTGATTTTTTTTATGAAAATTTTTTACTGTTTTTCAGTCGTTTTTCAATGCATTTAATTTTTCAGCAAAAATTTTTCTTCATTAAGTAAATCCGTCATTTTCACATATTTTTATGTGATATTATTGATACCCTTTACCCCTTTCACGTGAGATTTTCCAAAAATCTCCGGAGTCTTG